CTGGTAAGGCACAAACAAAGCCATTAAGTGATGAGGAAATAGGCAATCTTTGGATTGAGCATAGCTACGGAGTGCCACTATCTAATATTTCGTTTGAGTTTGCTAGAGCAATAGAAGAAAGGCATGGAATTAAATGAACAATGAACCAGTAGCGTGGATGGATGAAATAAATACTTTTGTGCTTGATGAAGATTACAAACAGTTTCCTAAATCTTTACAGAATGGAATGATTCCACTCTATACCCATCCAGTAAATCCAAAGTATGACCCTGAAACTGGAGAGCCTTTGATTGATGGCTACCCATTGTTTTCAGGACTTCCCCATCCAGTAAAAGATAAGCCACATCCTAAATGCGATGAAGCGTGTATGTATTTATGTCAGATGCGTGAACTAACAGATGAGGAAATAACTGAAATATTTGATACAACTTTTGAGGTGCGTGATTATGAAGATTCGTTTATTAAGTTTGCTAGAGCAATACTAAGAAAGGCACAAGAGAAATGAACAATGAACCAGTAGCGTATGTAAACAGTATGTGCAATGACTACATTGATTGGAAGGCAGACCCTATGAGTATTGATGGTCAGCCACTCTATACCCATCCAGCAGAACTAACAGATGAGGAAATAGGACAAATATGGAAAGATTGTATGGAATCGCCATATATGCAAATAAGTAATCCAGTAGGTTTTGCTAGAGCAATACTAAGAAAGGCATGGGATTAAATAAACCTATCGGGAAATACTGCTAAGAATGTAGGCAATATCAGTAGAAATTTACAGAACGGGAAAGAATGAAAACAGATAGTAACTTTTTAAAGCACATACCATGCACTAACTGTGGGTCTTCGGATGCTAACAGTTTATACGATGATGGGCATGAGTATTGCCACAAGTGTTGCACCTATAAGAAGGGCTCAGAGGCGATGGTTCAGGCTGTCCTAAGGGAAGGAGTCAACCAACCTACGAACTCTTCTCCTAAGCAGTTTAAAACAGTCCTAGAGGCATTGGCAAATGTAGAGGCTAATCCAGTTGTAGAGCGTGGTATTACTACACAGACTATGCACTTCTTTGGTGCAGGTTCTGATGGTACTAGTTACTACTTTCCATATTGTGATATCACTGGTAAGGTGGTGGCTGCTAAGACTCGCTCCATGACTGAGAAACAATTCAGTGTGGTGGGTGACTGGAAGGAAGCAGTGCTCTTTGGGCAGAACAAGTTCACTCCTGGTGGTAAAGCTATCACGATTACCGAGGGTGAGTTCGATGCACTGGCATGCTATCAGTTAACAGGTTCTCGCTACCCAGTGGTATCCATTCGTAACGGTGCTACGTCAGCATTGAAGGATTGCCGAGCAAGCTTCGAGTACTTGGATTCCTTTGATAAGATTGTGATCTGCTTTGATAACGATGAACCAGGTCAACAGGCAGCAAACCAAGTAGCTGAGTTGTTTGGTAGTAAGGCACACATCTTTCGATTCCCTAAGAAGGAACTCAAGGATGCCAATGATTACCTGATTCAGGGATTGGTGAAGGAGTTTGTTGAGGAGTGGTGGAACGCAGAGAAGTATGTACCTGATGGTATCGTAGCAGGTTCTACCTTGTGGGAACTCGTTAACCAACCAGTCGAGAAGGCTGAGGTGCAGTATCCCTATTCAGGTATAAATGGGTTGACTTACGGTATCCGACAGGGTGAGCTCGTAACGATTACTGCTGGATCAGGACTAGGTAAGTCTCAGTTTATGCGAGAGATTGTGTGGCAGATTATCAACAAGACTGAGGATAACATTGGTCTCATGTTTTTGGAAGAGTCGGTCAAGAAAACTGCTAAGAGTTTGATGTCCCTTGCTGCGAATAAACCATTGCACTTACCTGATTGTGATGTTGATGAGGAGGAACTACGCTATGCATTTGATGCTACCCTTGGAACTGATCGTGTATTTTTGTTTGATCATTTTGGGTCTACCGCCATTGACAATATTATCAACCGAGTACGCTTTATGGCAAAAGGTCTTAATTGTCGTTATGTATTCCTTGATCACGTATCGATTGTGGTCAGTGCTCAGGAGAACGGTGACGAAAGGAAAGCATTAGACGAGATCATGACTAAGCTGCGGACTATCGTGCAAGAGACTGGTATTGCTTTGTTTGTGGTGTCTCATCTCAAGCGTCCCGAATCGAAGGGGCATGAGGAAGGTGCTGCTACATCACTGGCACAGTTGCGTGGTTCAGGTTCGATTGCTCAGCTATCTGATATGGTCATTGGACTTGAGCGTAATGGTCAGCATGAGGACGAGCAGGAACGGAATACCACCTACGTCCGAGTATTGAAGAATCGTTTTAGTGGTTTAACTGGGTTAGCTTCTCGATTACTGTATAGTCGCTTGACTGGCAGGATGACAGAGCTCCCTCCTGAGGAGAATAAATTATAGTGTATAGAAGAATAGACACAGTTCGTTTAGGAGAGATGTCAGAAGAAAAAGCATTAGAAATAGCTACAGAAATTGCTGCTTGGTATGGCATCTCAGTTGAAGATTATCGTCGAAGTATGGAATCCCCATTTATAAGGAAAATTTATGAAGAAAATTATACTTGCAATTGCAGCAATGATGGTGTATAATAGTAGCTGGGCTTGTACTACCACAACGGTGGTTACTCCCGATGGTAAGGTTACTAGCTGCACAGTCTGTGCTACGGTGGTGGTATGTCAATAATCAAATGGTCAGGAACTATCCTATGTTTAATCGGAATAGCATTAACTAGCTTCAATGTATATCCCCTTAATATATTATTTGGATTGGTTGGATCAGGCTTGTGGGCTTATGCAGGTGTATTGCAGAACGATATACCTTTGATCCTGGTTGAAGCTGTAGCAGTTGCATTGTACTTAGCAGGGATAGCTTCTTATGTAACATATGAGTTACATAAATGGCTGTAAGGTAACGTTTATATAACATTAAGGAATCAAGATGAGTTTATTACAGATGCCGAAGGTAATCGAATCGGTCAATGAGTTAGGGCAGCGAGTTGCTAAGCTTGAACTAATGGTTAAAGAATTGCAGGATGCTTTCGTGATGGCTACTCAGCAGAACGTAGAGAATCAAATTAAAGAAAGCTTTAAAAAGAGTAAACCAAAATGAAGGAATCTTTAATAGTGGTTGCTGCTTTAATGGGGATGGCTTTTGGCTTCTTAGTGAGTGAACATAAGCACAGGCTAGATAACATTCAATGCAGCAGTTACTCTACCAAGCACTCGAAGTGGGATGGTTATCTTGCACGAGATGAGTTCGGAGATCTGCGATGCTTCTGGTTAGAGCGTGAGTTTCCTAATCGAGTAAAACAAGGAGTGCCTGTGTGACATGGAGCTGTCCTCCACTTAATTTATTTAACTGGAGTAATTACTGGAAATGGAAAATGAGAAAGATTATTCTCGATATAGAAACAAACAGTACGCACGATAAGATTTGGATGTGCGTTACAAGAGAAGTAGGAGGAGACGTAATAGTATGGAAGGAAGCAAACGAGTTACAAAAGTATTTGGACAGTTGCGATTTGATTATCATGCACAACGGAATATGCTTCGATGCCCCAGTACTGAGAAGGAACTGGAACATTACGATGAAGCAGAACCAGATGTGCGATACGCTCGTACTAAGTCGTCTTCTAAACCCAAGCCTAGAGGGAGGACATAGTTTAGAAGCGTGGGGTAATCGATTAGGTTTTCCTAAAGGAAACTTTAAAGATTGGGATGCTGGGTATTCTAAAGAGATGGAGGAGTACTGCGTTCAAGATACTCTGGTAACAGAGAAGTTGTATAAGCATTTAACTACTGAGTTAACACGATTAAACTTTGATGAGAGGAGTATTAAACTTGAGCACGATGTACAAGCGATCATTGCAACACAAGAAGAAAACGGATTCAAGCTCAACGAGAAGCAAGCTGTCATCCTTCTTGCAACGCTGCAAAATAAGTTGGATATTCTTGAAGCTAGCCTTCAAAACATTTTTCCAACGAAAACAACCTTACGAGTATCAGACAAAACAGGAAAGCCCCTCAAGCCTAAAGTCGAAGTCTTCAACCCAGGCAGCAGGAAACAAATCGGAGAAAGGCTTATCGAGAAAGGCTGGAAGCCAGAGAAGTTCACAGAGAACGGTCAACCAATCGTCGACGAAGGGACGCTCGAAGGCTTAGAGTTTCCTGAAGCTAAGGCGATTGCTGAGTTCTTATTGTTGCAGAAACGAATTGCTCAGATCCAATCATGGTTAAAAGAATTAAAGCCTGATGGTAGAGTACATGGTAAGGTAATCACTAACGGTGCAGTGACAGGACGAATGACACATCACAGTCCTAACATGGCACAAGTACCTAGTTGTGGTAGCCCCTACGGAGAAGACTGTAGGGATCTTTGGATTGTAGAGAAAGGATATAAGTTAGTTGGTATCGATGCTTCAGGACTGGAGCTGAGGATGCTTGCTCACTATATGAAAGACGATGCGTATATTTATGAGGTCACACAAGGTGATATCCACACAGCAAACCAGAAAGCTGCTGGACTCGAAACACGAGCTCAAGCGAAGACGTTTATATATGCATTCCTCTATGGTGCAGGGGCTGCCAAGATCGGGAAAGTTGTCGGTGCTGGGGCGAAAGAAGGACAACGACTTATTGATTCTTTTCTGGCGAACACCCCGAAACTGCGAGAGCTTAGGGAGAGAGTGGATAAAAACCGCAAGTCGTCGGGAACGCTACCAGGTCTTGATGGACGTAGACTACACGTTAGGTCTGACCATGCAGCACTCAACACTCTACTCCAAGGTGCGGGTGCTATTGTCATGAAGCAAGCTTTGGTGATCTTAGATGGTCGACTCAGTAAACTAGGTATTGATTATAAGTTCGTCGCTAATGTGCATGACGAATGGCAGATTGAAGTAGAAGAACCATACGCAGATATGGTAGGCAAGTTAGGAGTACAAGCTATTGAAGAAGCAGGTCGTGTACTAGAGATGCGATGCCCTCTCACTGGCGAGTACAGAGTTGGAAATTCATGGAAGGAAACACACTGATGGAAGAAATCAAACGAGCAGTATTGTCTCTCCTAAGACAAGGGAATGAAGTAGGACACATTCGTATATTGCTACGAGAAGCTGAGAAGGAATTAGGAGAAGCTCAGGAATATTTACAGGCGATTAAAGAAGCGGACTTCGCACCATGAGTGTGATGCAGGAGTTGCCTGAGGATGTAAACGATTTAGTAATACTTGCTGAGAAGGATGGTTATTTAATGGTCTTTACTAGACTGCCCAACGGTGAGACGCTTGAGCTACTAGAACGTACCATTATGATCCTCGAAAGCGAGGGCTTAGAAGAACACTTGACTAAGCACTAAAACTGTAGTATAATATTATATGTAGTTATTTATTAAGGAGAAATTAATGGATCAAGTTAAACCAGTACCAATCAAGGCAGATCTTTTTTGGGCTTCATTGAATGAGAAGAACAAGTACTCGGAGAAGTACCAAGTAGATCTTTGCAACCTATCCAAGGATGCTATCAAGACTTTGATGGACATGGGTATCAATGTAAAGAATGATTCGAACAAACCAGACCAAGGCTTCTTCGTCACTGCTAAGAGCAAGTTATATCCTATCCTTGCAGTGGATGAGAAGGGTAATCAGATCGGTGTAAAGATTGCTAACGGTTCTAAGGGTGTTGCTCTGATCAAACCGTATTCGTATAACATCGGTGGTAAGAAAGGTGTTGGAGTAGGTATCAGCAAGATCATCGTGAAAGATCTGATCGAGTATAAGCCTACTGGTGTGAACCTTGCGGACATCGAAGAAGAAGCTCTCTAATGCATTTTGCCCTGATTGATGGGGACATTCTAGTTTATCGCATTGGCTTTGCATCGGAGGAAGATGACCAGTCAATTGCGATGGCTAGGTGCGGTGAGTTTCTAGAGAACCTGATTCTCTTTAATGGCTTTGAAGATTACAAAGGATACTTAACAGGTGGTGGTAATTACAGGCATGACATAGCAGTAACTGCTCCATATAAAGGTAATCGCAAATCAGCTAAGCCTAAGCACTACGATATACTTCGAGAGTATATGCAGAAGAGCTGGGGCTTTGAGATGATTGAAGGACAAGAAGCAGATGACGCTATCGGTATTGCAGCGTATGCGCTAGAACCTGGTGAGTATTGCATTTGTACGATTGATAAAGACTTGGATATGATTCGAGGAGATCACTTTAATTTTACTAAGGATCTACGGTACTTCATAACTGAGGAAGAAGGAATCAGGAATTTTTATAAACAGATTTTAACTGGTGATAGGGTAGACAATGTTGTTGGGATTAAAGGCATTGGAGCAGTTAAAGCAGAGAGAATACTTAAAGAATGCAAAGACGAAAACGAAATGTATCTTGCTATCCTGGAAGCTTACAAAGGGGACGAAGCAAGGGTGCTGGAGAACGGACAGTTGCTGTGGATAAGAAGGCAGCCAAACGAGATCTGGATTCCTCCAAGATTGTCTACGTCCAGTGGGTCGACGCAGTTGCCGACTCAGGCTGGGAAGACGAAATCAAAGCGGAAATAGATCTCTGTCATACTGTCGGCTTCTTGATCAGTGAAACAAAAGATGCTATCTGTATTGCGTCCACAGTGTCTAAGGATAATAGTAACGCTAGGATGCACATACCAAAAGCATGGATTAAGAAACGAAAGGTAATTAAACTTGAAACCCCAGTCAGCAAAAGCAAAAGGAAGAAAGTTACAGCAGTGGGTGAGAGA